AGTCCGCCGGCGAACGCGGCATCAACTTGCTTGATAGTCTGTCGCCCGATACGCTCCGAGCATTGCAACAGTTCGGTATCCAAATCGGACGAGAGCCGCCAACTAACGCCATGAACCGCTAACTGGGGGATCCCAGATGAAGGGGGGGGGTGGTTTGCGTGGGTAAGAAGAAGGGCGGAGGAAAGAAGTGCTGATTAATCAACACAGGAGAGTGAAATGGCTATGAAGAAAACTTCGGCAGGGGATAGGGCGATGGCTTCAGCTCGGGGGAAAAGACTTGCAAAGGATACGGCTACCTATTCTGGGGTCGTGGCGGGAAACAAGGCTGCTGACCGCATTCAGAAGCCCGCCAAACCCATGAATCAAGTGTCCAAATACTACGCGCCAGACACAACGACCAAAAAAACTCTGGGCGGTTCTCCAAACCCCGGGCAGGCCAAAAAGTATTATGTGCCGAACTTCGCATATGATCAGGCCAAGAAAAGCGCGGGCATGGCGGCTAAAAAGAAGAAGTAAATGGACATCCAGGCGATAGCCAAGGACTACGGTATCCCGGCCAGCGCGTCCAGTCATCGGTAGCGGAAGGACTGGGTATCCGCATTGGCGGGGGTGGTGAATATAGGCACCCTGCGTTTGTCCACACTGGTGCGGGCGCGCACTAGAAGCACGAACTCCTCGGTCTTACCGACGCGCCGCTGGGCCATGTCGATCATGCCAGCATCCCACTGGTCCCGCGCTTCTCGGATATTCATCGGTCCTGTGCGCTCAGCCTCCCAGCGACCGGATGTGTCGCGGGCGGCGATAACCACCCAACCATCTTCAGGCGTCATGGGAAGTTACCTCCTACAGGGTTGGGCGCGCCCGCGGGCGCAGCAGTGCCGACAGTCGAGCCGGGAGGCACAGCCTGCCCGGTCCACGGCGACTCGTTCAGGGGGCCGTAACAGTCGGCAAGCTGCACGCCATTAACCGTGCGCGCCCGCTTGACGCAGGGAAAGCTCCACATATTGGACATCCCACCCCCAGGCTTGCTGGTCGTGACAAAGGCCCGATCTACCGGCGCGGCGGGCACCCAGTCGGGCGGCTGCGGGTAAGTGGCTGGCGTCCCAAACAGCGACCAGACCCGGCCCGGCCCCGGCGGCGTGCAGGAGCCTGTCAGGTTCACGTCTGCGATTGCCGCGCCGCTGATGACCGGGCAGACCGAGACGCCCAGAGCGAACACCCTGCCGCCCACCGTGATTGTCTTACCCGGCAGCGGGACGGTCGCGCTGGAAGCGCACAGGGCGTACTCGCCGTGGCAGATAGCCAGCGCCGGGCTGGCGATAGCCGGCGCCGAGGTTAACGCAGCCGCAAGGGCTGCAAGCGTTAGATACTTCATGCTTCCTCTCCTCCGCGATACATCCCGGCATCAAGCCAGTTTGCTAGGTTGTAGCCACGCAATCGAGACTACCCCGCCAGCGTTTCAGATACCAGATAACCTTATCAATCTCTTGCGCCGTGGCGTCCTTGTGCCCAACGCGGCTGAGGTACTTCAGCGCGTTGCCGCGGCAGTAGCCCGCAAACTCCTCGTGCGTCAACTTCGCCTGGATGTAGTCAATCGTCTCAATGCCGCCGACCTTGTAGTGGTCGGGGTCGATTGCGTCGGTCATCCGCGAAGCCTAGCCATTAGTTCGGCGCGCTCCCGCGCGGCTCGCAGCCTCGTGAACCGTTGATGCAGACGCTTGACGATGGACAAGCGGCGCTGGTTAGCCATCTCCCATTCCAGCAGCCGCTTTACCTCCGGCTCGTCCATAGGACCCATCGCCGCCGCCAGTGAACGCCAGTGAACCTCAGTCATTTTTTAACTCCTCCATAGCTATGTCAGACACTGCACGCTTATCGTGCAGCGACGCCCAGATGCGCTCATCAATCGTTTTCTCGGTTAGCATGACGTAGACCCAGACCGCGTGAGGTTGCCCGCTGCGATGCAGCCGCCCAACTGTCTGCTCGTACAACTCCAGCGACCACGGCAGCGACACGAACACTATGTGACAGCCGCCGTGCTGAAGGTTCAACCCGTGGCCGGCAGACTTGGGGTGGACCAACAGCAACTCGATCTTGCCCGCGTTCCATCGTTCAATGGCGCGGTCATCGTCGATGGTCTGCGCCTGCGGGTAGCGGCGCTGGAGTTCGGCTAACTCCTCTCTGTAGTTGTACACCACCAGCGTGTTAGCGCGTTGGTTCTCGGCCAGCAATTCGTCCAGCCGGTCAAACTTGTGGCTGCTGAACCAGATCGAAGCGTCGCCGGCCTCGCGGTTGTAGATGAACCCTGACGCCATCTGTTGCAGCTTGGTCGTCACCGACGCGGCGTTCTGGGCAATGACGCGGTCGTCGCCGAACTTGACCACATAATCGCGTTTCATCTTTTCATATGGTCCGCGGTCTGCAAAGGAAACGCGGACTTCGTTTACGTGACACGGCGGCAGCGTGTCGCTGTACTCGCCAGGCTCCAGCACGAAGGTTGCGGGTTTGATGCGCTCCATGACCTGTTCCAGACCGCCTGCGCGGGGTTCCCACTGGCCGAAGTCGCGGTTGATGCAGACGAAGTACTGCTGGAGGAACGCGCCCTTGGCGCGGCCCAGCAGCGACTGGCTGATGATCTTGCACTGGCCGAACACATCCTCCAAGCCGTTCGACGTGAACGACCCGGTCAGTCCCCAGCGCACCCTGATCGGCTCCAGCAGCTTCTCCAGCGCCTTGAAGCGTTTGCCGGACGGGTTCTTCAGCCGCGTCAACTCGTCGAACACGATGCCGTCAAAGCCCGACAGGCTGTCTAGCTTGTCGAGGTTGTCGTAATTGATGACGACCACAGGCGCGCCGCTGTCAAACGCTGCTTGACGCTGCGCCGGAGTGCCGACTGCCAGCGCCGGCGCAATGCCAGACCACAGCGGTGCCTCGACCGGCCACACGTCGGCGCAAACGCGCTTGGGCGCCACCACCAGCCACCGCTTAACCAAGCCGTCGTTCAGCATCGCCTGCATGGCTGTGAGCGTGATCGCGGTCTTGCCGGCGCCCACCGGCGCCAGGATCATCGCCCGGTCGCGCTCGTACAAGAAGTCGGCGGCGTCATCTTGGTAGGGGCGCAGGGTCAGGACCATTGGTCTGCCATTGCCGCCGCTATGCCGGTGAAGAAACGGCTGCGCTCTTTCCACCTGTTAGGCCCCGGCGGCATACGATGCACACGCGGTTCGCGGCCTTCGACAATATCGGTCGGCGCCAGCGGCGGCAGATTTTTGAGCCACAGGCAGGTGCGCTTAGTCTCGCCGTGGCCAAATTGCCACGGCTGCACCGATTGCGCCGGTTCGGCATAATTCGCAATCCGCGCCTTAGCGTACTTGTGCATCACCGGATTCTCTACGGCTATGCGATCAATCGGTGCATTCCAGAAAGCGCTAAACAACGCCGCGCCTCCGTCCAGTTCGCGCCACATATCCTCCAATGTGCGACCCGGCGGCGGCGTTGACAGCCACCGGACGCCGCTATTGCAAAGCCGGGTGCAGGGTGGGTGCGCGACCATGAGCAGATCCCAATCGCCGCTCAACAAATCGCGGGCGTCGCCAATTATATGGCGGTTGCTACCGTCCTCACTGGGCAGAATGTCGCAAGACCAAGCGTCATGTCCTTTGGCCACAAACGCGTTGCGAACAATCCCGCTAGTTTCGCACGCCACTAACACTTTCATTTACGCGTCTCCGACCAAGCGTCTACATCCTCTTTCGACCACAGCACGACGTAGTGCTGGCCAGTCGTTGCCATCTGCTCGGCGAACACCTCTTGCAGCGGCGACAGCCTGCCGCCAATTTTTTTTATTTCTACGAACCATGTCTTGCCGTTCGGCAGGCAGGCAATGCGGTCGGCAACGCCGCGCTGCGTCACGCTGCGGAACTTGTAGCTGTACCCGCCCAGCGCCTTCACGCGCTTGACGAAGTAGGCTTCTGTGTCTTTCTCGGTCATACCGTCAACCTACCGGGTAAAACAATTTGTTGCAAGCTGCAAACAAAAAGAAACCCCCGGCGCGGTGAGGCACACCGGGGGTTTCATCGTTAGCTGCGTTAGCTGGGTGTACGCAGCTACCGAATCTTTATTACCTTCCTGTTTTTCGGCGCGTCCGGTTCGACTGCGCGGCGCAACTCCGACTTGGTATTGGTTGCTGCCACGTTCGCGGCGGCGATGATGTGTCGCTTCGTCTGGTACTCCACGGACGCCACGCGCCCGCAATCGACCCAGCCGGCTTCCTTGAAGGCGTGCAGCAGCGCCGCCTGCGGGACGCGGACGCCCATAGGGACGTGACCCTGCGACGCCATCAGGTCGCACAGCTTGTGGAACGGCCCCGCGACAACGCCCGCCGCGAACGGCCCGATGCGCTGGCGCATCATATCGACGAGGAAACTCTCGGCGACGCTCATGCCCTGCTCGACCATGTTGATCTTCCACTCAGTGATCGGCGGCGCGGCAGCGGGGTTGAACGCCGCCACCGGGCGCTGCCACATCCACGCCGCGATCAAATCAAACCCGCCGGTCTTATACCAGGTCCACAGCTTCTGCGCCTCCGCCGCGTCCATGCGCGGCGCGCTCGACCATACGCAGAACCAGCGGCGGTCCTGCGTCGGGAGCGTGATCGGCAGCGTGTCGTTCGTGAACGCGATGACTTGCAGCCTGTTCAGCATATCGTAGGGGTGCAGCCCCTTGCGGTTAATCGACAGCGTGTCGGGTGGCGCGGCGATGATCGGCTTCAACTTGTTGGCCATCGCGCGGCGCTCGCGCGCCTCGGTTTCGCGCAACTCGTTCAGAATGACCACCTCGGCTTCTAGACTGTAGCCCCACTGGCTGCCGATCTCGCCCGTCTCTATGATTGAACGGTTGTGCTGATGCACCCCGCCAAGCGCCCACAGGAACGGTGCCCACATGGTGTCCTTGCCGCTGCCCTCGTCGCCGCCGTGCAGCACGGCATGGTTGATCTTGACGTTTGGGTGTTGGATTTTGCAGGCCATCACGTTCCAGATGTGTTCCAGTTCGGTCCTCTCGGAGACCAGCGTGTAACAGTGATCCAACCACGGCGCGATGTCGGCGTCAGTAACCGGCGCGGCGTCGCTCATGTCGGGGCGCATATTGACCCAGCGGTTGCCGTAGACCAGCCCGTCACGCGCTACCAGCACATCCTCGCCCGCGGCGTAGGTCACGCCGAGCAGCGCCTTGGCCCCATAATCCTGCCGGCGCTCGTCAAAATACACCGACGCCGGAATCTGCCGCTTGCTGTTGTGAATAGACCGGCAGTCGATATGCCGGAACAGCGCGTTGAACACGGCGCGCGGCAATTCCCGGCGCGTCAGCATGTCGAAGAAGTTGTCGTCAGACTGGATGTACGCGAAACGGTCGAACCACTCGGTCTTCTCCAGCCGGCCAGCTTCCTTGCGCTCGACATCGCGGATGATAACCGCCGTTTGATCTGGATAGGCTTCGGTAGGCATGATCTTCTCGGCCATCCGCTTCATGCGCTCGGCGATCAACTCGTCCCGCAGGCCGGGTGTGACGGTCGGCCCGTCGTTCTCCGACACCCACTTCAGGAACACCGCGCTGGTCAGGTCTTGGCAATGGCCGTGGTAGCAGCAGTACGACCGGTCCAACGGCTTGTAGCGTCCCTCGATGTTGCCGTCGGTGTGCTGCTCATGGTTCGGGCAGATGACGCCGCACCAGCCTTCGTTGTTGACCCGCGACATCACCATGTTGTTGTCCGACAGCCACGCCAGCACGCTGTCGTGGCCGGTGTCGCGGATTTTGATGCTTCGGATCTCGGCAGTGTCGGCCTCGGGCGGCTCGACGCCCAGCGCCGCGCAGATGTCTTCCAGCGCGTACTCGCGCTCGGGGTGCAGCGCGACCAGCCGCGCCTCGAACCCGTTGCGACCCTTCTTCATGTTGACGCTGCCGGGTATGCGGCAGTTGCGGACGGCGTTGGTAGCGCCGGGGTCGGTGTAGCCCGCCTCGGCGATGGCGGTAATGGCGGCGGAGAACTCCGCCTTGGTCGGCTGGTTGGTGAACGCGTAGCCCCACTGATACGACCCTTCCGACGTTTCCATGATCCATGTCGGCTCTAGCGGCGGCGTCTTGGATTTGGTGCCCACATCGTCCAGCATCATGAACAGGACGTACTCGACGTTCTCGGCCTTGGCCGACGGCTTGCCGCCAACGAACCGATCAACGATGAACGATCCTGTGTTGACGTACCAGGCGTCGCCAACCTTGAACCTGGCCTTGGAGGGAAGGAACGCCGGGAATGTTGCCTTGGGTACGCCGTCGCCGTGGTAGACGATCTGGTCGTTCACCAACGACGGCGTCTGGCGCAGCAGCAGCGCCGTCTCGCCTGGCTCCGTAGATAGTTCGGCGATGTATTGGAGAAATTTAACGCGATCCTCACTCATCGCAATTCCTTTCTATCCCTTGCCGTAACGGGTCATGACCGCGACTTCCGCGTTCAGCGGCAGTCCTGCGGCCCACATGGGTGGCGTACACATAATCTTGACTAGCGCCGCGGCGGCGGCGTCGGCTTGCGCGGCTTCGACTTCCAGCACGATCTCGTCGTGAACGTGCAGCACCGTCTCAAACCCTTCTTCCTCCAGCCGCCGCAGCGCGTAGCGTAGCAGATCGTTGGCAACCGCCTGGGTGATGTTCTCGCAAGCCAGACCGCGCCACAGACGGGCGCGGGGCCATTCCGTCGCATCTGCGGCGGGCTTCCACGCAGCCTTGGCGTAGGTGATGTCGCCGGCCTCGTCAAAACGGGCGAACGGATAGCATAGTACACGGCCCGACGGCAGGGCATACCAAAGATGCTGCTTGTCGAACAAATAGGTCACGCGCCCTGCGCTGATCTCTTGGCCTGGGTGGCGCACCGCGGCCATATACGACTGCTCCAAAGCCTGCCAGTAGGTCTGCGCCCACGGGTTCGCCCTGCGCCAGCCATCAACCATGCGGCGGCTGTCGCTCTCGGCTAGCACGACGTTGTAGGCGCGGCCCATGCTGGCGAACGCGCCCACACCGCCGGCGAAACCACACGCGAGTTCTTGGACCTTGCCGATCTGGCGCTGGTCCTTGTCCACGTCGCCGTAGTCAACGCGGAACGTCGCCGCGGCGTTGTGCTTGTACACGTCCTCGCCGCGCTCAAAGAGGGCCAGCTTGTCCGCGCCGCTGTTAGTGTTTGACGCCCAAGGCGTCACCCGCGCCTCGATAGCGGCCCAGTCAGCCACCACCAGCAGCTTGCCTTGGGGGGCCATCAGTGATGGGCGCAGCATACCCTTCAGCACGTCGGTGATCCGCCGGCCAAACTGCGGCACGATCTTGTGGCCGCGCACCATCGCCTGTCGCGTTGACACCGGGTCAGCGGCGCACCTGCGCGGGAAGTTGTGGACCTGCAAGCCGTAGGATGACGCGCGTCCGGTGGCGGCGCCGCCGGCAAACACGAACGCGCCGCGCACCCGGTGATCTTCTGCGTCCGCGAGGTTCGCGGCGCGGCTGAACTTGGCAACGCTGGACGCCCACAGGTCATCGGCGCACTGGATGATCTCAGCCACGTCCGGCGGCACCTCGTCGGGGTTCTCCTCGGCCAGAGCCAGTAGGTTGAGGCGGACGGTCTTGTCGATGGACAACTTAGGCTCGCCGTCCTTGTAGACGGTCGCCAGCTTGAGTGCCTGCGGCCCGACGCGGGCCATCACCCACGCGCGCATCTTGGGGCTGCGCACGGACGTAACCTCGCCCTGCGTGACTTCCTCAACCGTCTGTTGGATGTCGGCGCTCTCGGCGTCGGCGTACTGCACCGCAGCCAGCGCCAGCGGGCGGTCCAGCAGCACGCCGCGGTCGTTAATCCGCTCATTGACGTGGTAGTCGGCCAGTTCATCGTCGGACAGCGGGCGTTGCGCCTGACTGATGGCGCGCATGGCCCGTACATCCTGCTCGCAGTAGGCCACCATCTCCGCCATCAACGCCGGATCATCCCTGAACCTGCCATCCGCCTGCGGGATGGACAGCGCGCGGATCAGTTGTCCGCCGCGGTGGTCTTTCTTCATGCTGGCGCCGGCGAACCGGCCCACATCCTCCAAGCTGCCTGGCGCGCAGTTGGCGCGGGCTTGGCTGGCGGTGCAGTAGAACTGCTCCAGCGGGTATTCGATCTGTAGGACGTACCAAAAGATCAGCCGCTCAAACGCGGCGTTGTGCGCCCTGATCTGGCCGGTGTGATGGCGCACGACAGCCGGGAACGGCTGGTCGGGCGTCCACGTCCGCACGTCGTCATCGTCGAAGGCGTAGGACATGCACAGCACGTCGGTGCTGGCGTCCTGCGCGTAGTTGTACACGCCCCGAGCCTTCAGGTCACAGCGGCTGCGCGTCTCGAAATCGAGCCATAGGGTGGTCATAGCAACGCCCCCACTGAATTGAAGGACTCAATGCGCTCGGTCAGGATGACGGCGCGGGTTTCCTTGCTGCGCGGCTGGTATGTGCCTTTCCAAGAACTGTCGATGCCAATGTTGCGGGCCACATTGGTGCTGTCCGCGCTGGCCAACGGCAGTTTCGAAAAGATCGCCGGGTTCAGCATCCGCAGCCCATGCAACTTGCACACGGGGCGGTTGTCGTCGTCGCATATCGCGCCGATGGCCTGCGTAGCGCGACCCAAGAACCGCCGCGGCGTTGACACGTCCCATTCGCCGCTCGACCCTATGCACACACGCGGCCATTCGCGCGACAGACGGCGCAGACGTTCGATGCTTTCGTTGATGTGCCACACCACCGCGCCTTGATGACGTGGGAAAGGCCACTCAGCGGCAAGTTGGTCGTTCTCCCCTTCGCTGCCTTCGATCACATCAGGCACAACCGCGAAGTCAAAGCCTGGATGGTTACGCCAATAACCTACCCATGAGTAATAGTCTGGCCAATGCACACCGCCGCCTTGCTTCCAAAATGTGAACGCGCCGTTGTCCAGCGCAAACGATTGGCAAATTTCGGCGGCCAAGTTCATCTGCTGCGTGGCAGCAAACGACACAAACGCATGGCGCGCAGTCCACACTTTGATCGCGCATGTGTCGGGCGTGATCGGGCCTCCATGATAGTGGATCACTCGCTGCGCTCCCACCGGGCGTATATGCGCTCAGGCTTACGGCTGACATCAACAGCGCAGCACTTTAAGTGGACGCCTATATGCTCGGCGAGTTGCTCGCCCCACATCAATGTGTCGGGTAACAGCGTATGGTCAAACTGTCTTAAGAAAGCGTCAACGCGTGACTTACGATCACCCGCGTCAACAAAATGCGAGTCGTTGCGCCACCAGACCACCACTTCCCAAGTGTGGCCATGTAAAACGCCGCAAGGACTTTTATGCGCGGCGGATATAACGCCGCCTATTCCACTTAGAATTGTCATGGGTGCCTCACTTCATCCGCTACTAGCCGGGACGGCCCAACCCGTCCCGGCGTTCGCATGTTGTTTACGTGCGGCGGCGGCGGCGGCGCGGTGCATCTTCAGCCGGGGCTTCCGCTTCCTCGGCGTCTTCCTCCACCGGGGCTGCGTCCATGCCCGACCACTTCACCAGCTCGAACACGGGCGTGAAGATCCGCCCGTAACTCTTGTGCTGGTAGTGTTCCTTTTTGAGGCGCACCACTGGCACCGGCTGGGTCTGGTCCTTGTCCACCTGCTCGGCGATGGCCATAGCCAGCGCCTGCACGGCGCGCTTGCCGCCGACGCTGGTGACGCTGTAGCGCGCCTGCAAGCCTTCGTCCTCGCCGTTGGTGCAGGCCAACGTCATGCCGATCTGCATCTCCCAGCCTCGCTTGGCGCCGCTGGGCGGCATGTCAAGTTCCGGCAGCGGATCTGCAACGCTGACCATCTTCTCGCCCAGCACCTCGCCGTCGCCCCACGCGATGTAGCCGTGGACGAACGAGAACGGGTTGACGGCCCAGAGACTGGCCTCCTCCACTTCTGTCTGATCGGCACCGAAAACCCAATGGCCGGTCTTGTCCATCTTGATAATGGCCATGCCGACGGCGGTATCCTGCGCTTTGATAGACCGCAGCGCAGTAGAAAGCGACTTCACCGACGGCAGACTGGCGCCGCCGAAAACTGTAATGTTCGTCATTGTACGTCCCTTTGTTACTGGATTTTAGCCATGGCTCTTTTGAGCGTATGGCCTATTTGCAACGCCGCCGGCCTCGGGTCATCTCCCGGCGCGAGCGTGTTACCACTGGAGACGGCGACCACCAGGTCAGCCGGCAATTCAATCTTAGCCTTCTTCAGCGCCTTCTCGGCAACCGCGGGGCTGATAACTTTTGGCTCTTGCAGCGGATAGACGCCGTTAGCTTCCAGCCACGCCGTCGCCTTGTCGTCGTCGGTCCACTGGCGCGTTGCGCGCTTCGGCACCAGCTTCCAGCCGCCCACGGGCTGGCCTTCTTCAAGCATCTGCTGCGCCAGCGCCTGCAAGCCTCGGATGAACCCCTCGATCAACGGCACCTGGTCCAGATAGTGCGCGATCTGATCGACCGGCAGCGCGTCCAGCTTGGCACGCAGCGCCCGGTCGGCTGCGCCGGTCATAATAGGGCACACAGGCTTGGCGCTGCACCACTTGCAATGGTCGCCGGCGGCCAGCGGCGCGTCTGGCTGCGCCGACAATTTGACGGCGGCGGCTAGGTCTACCTCAAACGCTTTGACGCGCGCGACGGTTGTGGTCCACCGCTTGACGGCGGGCGGCTGCACGATGATCAGCTCAACCTCGGTAACGCCTTCGAACGCCCACTTGGTTGCGTCTGTCCGCATAGCGGCGGCGGCGTAGAACATCAACTGCTCGTTTTCCTCAACCTCAACAGCAACGCCTGAACCAAACTTCCAGTCCAGAACAATCGCTCGATCACCACTACGGCCAAGAAAATCGGTAGAACCA